AATCTTAAATTCGGATTTGGTAAATTTAATTTATTATACCAAATCTCTGGTGAACCTGCTCTTACAATACCCCACTTTTGTTCAAACAAGCGACGATTTCTTGCAAGATACGGATCTGCCTCAGGTAAAGTGAAGGTGCCACTCTGCATGGAGAAATGATATGCCAATACCCCTCGCCATCTCATTGGTGTCACTCCTGCCAGATTCACCAAATGTTGAAAATCTGAGTCCCCGTTACTTCCCCAAGGATCCATTTCTTCATTCCATCCACCCACCTTCTCCCACAGCGATTTCTTAAAAAGAAATGGATAACTATAACCTTGCTCCATTTTTTCTTCCCGCAACTCCATCGACTTCTTCTCAAATTCATCCCAATTAAATTCTTGCGGATTCTTTCCACAATCATAATGTACAAATGGAGGAGCAATTCCACGATGAGTCCAATCAGGTTCCATGCAATTCATGCACACTAAATCACTATCCAAGTGCTCAAATATCTCCTCCCAATTCAGCGGCAATACTGTATCATCATCAATAAGCATAATCCATTCATTGCTTGCTTTTCGCGCCATAAGATTATTCGCATGCCATTGTCCTTGAACATCAGACGCGATGATATATGTTGCAGATAAATCTTCATATCCTTCAATATTCAATGCGGGATTCACACATACGATGATTTCATGTTTTTCTTTTGAATACTTATGGATAGATTCAAGACAAAGTTTAACAAAACCTTTGTCGGTTTTTGCGTATACGGGAATGATAATTGATATTTTCATAATTCTTGAGTAAAAGGCGATTCTATATTATGCCGTTCATGAAAATAATTTTCATCATTTAAAAGCGTTGCAGCACCGATATGGATAATAATAGTTTTATTGGTATAACACATTATACTGTTTGCTTCTCCTAATCTTCTCCCAAAACTCCATTGATGATATATTGCCCTGAATCTCTCATCGTACCCTCCCATTTTTTCAAATAAAGACCGTCTCATGAGCATCAATCCCGCATCATTCCACATGTTTATATTTTCTCCTTTCCGCAATCCTTTAATTTGTTCTCGTGTATAAGGATTCTGTCCTGGCATAATCACATCTCCATTTTGTAATTCCATTTCTTGAATAAGCGTTTGGAGCCAGCCTTCCTGTACAAACACATCATTATGCAAAAGACATATATACGGATAAGATACAGTAGATAATTTAACGCCCATATTTACCGATGCCGCATATCCTATATCTTGTATCGTAATATGTTTATCCAATTCAATAATATTATATTTTCTGTTCAATTCTCCCACAGGATCATTATCAATCAATATCAACTCATATTCTTCTCTATCAGTATATGCTTGTACTGTTCCTAAACACGCACTGGTAATATGGCGAGAAATTTTTAAACGATCATACGCTACTACGATAATCGATGTTTTATTCATAAAACAATTTTCTCCGCGCAAATCTGAAAATTTGGATACATATCATGCACAATGTAATCATCCCGAATCCAAAGCACTTTAAAATCAGTTTGTTCCAATATCCATTGTAGATATTTCCGCGTATATCCCCAATAATGCGTATCGTACAGCGTGCGATGATGACAATATAAAAGACGCAATCCCCATTCCAATTCTTTTACCGTTTTCGCTTCCAAAAACATTTTTGCTTGTTTCTCTCGATCATCAATATCAATAATAAGTTGACCGCCACGTTTCAATACGCGATACCATTCCCACAATGTTTTCCTAAATTCCACTCTTTTAAAATGATCTATCAAATTCACGCATAATATCTCATCCACTGTCTCATCCGCAAACATCAATAAATCTCTCACATCTGCTTTTATATCCGCAACCTTATTGTACATGTTTTGCCGAAACGGATACTTATAATATTTATCAATAGTTGTTTTACAAATTTCCACTAATTCAGGATGTTCTGATGCCAATTCCCCTTCTAAATCAATGTTCTGATATCCCTCCAAATAAACAGTTCCCGACGCTAAATGGAGTTTCATAACTTTTTCAAGATTACCATGCTCGTTGAAATAATCTCATCCACTGAAGGAATCATACATTTATATTTCGGATGATTCCTGAAAATCTGCACTGCTTTCCCCACCTCATGTTTCCCTTCTTCAGGCTTTTCATAATCATGAAACATGATTGTGCCTTCCTGTTTCACGAACGGAAACCACCCTAAACAATCCCAAAATATATTCTTCATATAATGTTCACCGTCAATAAACAACAAATCAATCTCTTTATCCCATGTTTTACAAATCTCTTCAGATTTTCCCCATAAAATCTGCGTATTTCTTATTCCTTCCTGTTCAATATTTTTATCCGCTTTGCATCCTTCATTTTCTTCAATGCCAAAACAATAAACATCAGGACGAAATGATGATATTGCCATAAGCGACGATCCATTCGCCACGCCAATTTCTACATATATGCCATTTAAAGGAATATACATCGCTTGCTCTAAAAGATGCAACAAATCTTCTTTATACAACCCACGCGAGAGCTTTAACCGTTCACAACGTTCATTGTAAAGTTTTTCTTGATCAGGGAATTCTTTCATATATAAATCTTTCTCCATTCAGGATTCTTCCACGCTAAAAGTCCATTTCCTACTTGCGGAGGACCTTGATGAAAACCAATCGCTTTATACACGCTATATCCGCGATCTAGAAATTCATCAGCAACCCAACCAGATACATGCCCTGGATGAGGATACAATCCATCAGGTGTCCAAATAACAATGAGATGACGGACAATTTCGTCTAAATGATCTAAAAGAACAGTCGCATCTGGTTTCGGATAATATTGAATTACATCCATCAATGTCACTACATCAAATGTTTCATTCCATAATTTTCCATTCTGAGTAAAATTTTCATGTATCTTTTCCCATGAAGCATCTAAATAATGACCCATACCTTCCTGCACATCTTCAGGAAATGATCCCGCATCCATCGCTATTTTACGAGGCATTGAATTAAAACCGCGCATTTCTTGCGCCACCAATCCATTTCCTGTGCCAATATCAAGCCACGACCGCCAAGTATTATTATAGGGAATAAATTGTGAAATGAGATTATTAATTCTCGCCATATATTCATTCTAAACCATTAAATAAATCGATAAATTGTCGAGCGCTATATTCAGCATTTGCCACTGTCGTTACCCGTTCAATGACTTTATTGCGATAAAATTCATACGCCTCCCGCGTCATCTGATTAAACCCGCGCCAAAAATTATCAGTATTAATCTTTGGAATATTCCGTTCATCATTCACATTTATAGACCCTTCTGGTATCGGATCATTATCTAATGCGATTCCTGCTCCGTCCACAATTTCTTTAGCACCTCCAGAATTGACGGTAAGGACTGGGAGTCCCATTGCGAGAGCCTCACCCACAGTACCTGGAGAATAATCGCAGAACGATAATTGAAGATAGAAATGACACTTATGATAATGCTCAAAATCATGAAGCATGCCCATGTAATGGATGAAAGGAGATCCAGAATCACCCTCTTTACCGCCAACCCACAAATGGATATTCCTGCCTTGATCATTCGCTTCGCGTACCAGTCTTTCAGTTTCTGGCAAACGTTTCCAAGCTCGCCAAATTGCCGTAGTTGCGACATCGATTCGTCCTCCTGGGAGACATATCGGATATATAGATCCGAAATTAGGTATCCCCGCATTAAAAATAATCGAACCTTTTTTCTCTCCAAACGCCCGCCATGTCATATTACGGGCAAATGTTGACTGATATGCTACTCCTGCACAGTTATCATACACTGTTCTCAATTTTTTATTATTAGCGCTTTCAAAATTTCCTATATCTACACCATGACACCAGAGATATACAGGAACTCCATATTGTTTTACGTCATTCCATAGAGCTGATTGACCAATTACCAATACCACATCAGGACTCCCTTCTACTGTTTCATGACCTATTTGTTTAAATCCCCATTCAAGACGCTGCCGCATCCCGCCGTAGGTAAGATGATTCGAAAGTGCAATAATTTGAATTTTCATACTTCTATAATTCTTCCTGGAGCACCCGCTATCGTGCTAAAAAACGGATAACCTCCGGCTTGTCATCATCTTGATTCATAAATCCAGAACGGCGGATATAATTTACATAAGTAAAAAATGGCAATGCCTTGCTTTTATTTTTTCTTGTTAAAAGATACATCATCACGGCATCATTTCCCCAAGGATTCCCTAATTCCTTCCCTCCATCCATATATTTCGGTCCATACATTTCCAAAAATTCAGGAAATTTATCTTTATAATAATCCGCAAATTTGTATGGACTGCCAGTTTCAAATAAATAAAGATCAGGAATTTCATTTAATAATTCGCGTTTGAATATAAAACTTCCCATCCCCAACTTTCCACTTTTGATTGATTCCATTCCATCCCCTTGTTCTTTATAATTCGGTGTTTCTCTTACAGAACAATATTTTAACCTTACCACTAATGCTCCAAAATGAAATACACGATATTGTGGATGTTCATTTATTGCCCAATTCAAACTATTTAAATAATTCCGCAAATATTCATCATCTGATTCTAAAATACAAATCCAATCATTTGTTGCGGCTCTCATGCCTGTATTAATTGCTGCACATCTCTGTTTCCTCACCTCATGCTTAATAATTTTCATTCGTGGTTCTTTCGCCGCATATTCCTGCAATTTCTCCCATGTCCCATCAGTTGAACCGTCATCCACCGCAATCAATTCCCAATTCTGATACCATTGATTAAACACTGAGAGAATAGACCGTTGCATCAGATTCTTTCTTTGACAAGTTGGCATGATAATAGAAAACGTGTTTTCACTCATAATTTCGTCCTATTAATTAACGGCTCAATCTCATGTTTAAACACATAATCGGGATTCCTGAATTTGCGAATAAATGTATGCTCTGCCAACACTGGATTATTTTCAATAAAATAATTGATCTTATTCGCAAGATTCAAAAAATGCTTTTCTTCGTCATGGATATTAAGTTGCGTTGAACCATTATCGCCGCTTAACGCATCCACCGCAGAACCAAATGGCTCATAAAGCACATTCTTATCTCCATAAATGCTACGCATGGGCGGGAAATGATGATTCAAAATGCAAAAATTCTTGCAAAGTATCGCTTCCTGCGTTACTAAAGAATACGTTTCCGAAGTCGAAGGATGAATGTATATATTGGAAAGAAGGAATAAATCTTTCACCATCTGCCGTGGACAAGAATAGTTCGTTTCCGGTTTCCACATCGAAGTAAATGTGATCTCTTTTTCCTCCAATCCCCATGATTTTGCCAGTTCCACCAATCCGCCATCACCATGCCGTTTATAAAATGTTTCTCGATATGCCAATTTACCATCTCCTGTTGAAGAAAAATCCATGATAATCAAACGCATGTCTCTTCCTGTCCGCTTCACTGATGCCATCATGCGGATATTGTACTCGACTTGTTTTCCGCGATCCAATCGGCAAGGATACACATTGATCACATCGGCAGAATATAAGTCTTTCTCTTTGATAAGTTGCCGCGTCAATTCATGAAATCCGAAATATTCAGCCAAATCAGTCGGATGATGAACACAGAATACTTCATCCAATTCATAATGATAATTCCTTGCCACACGCGGGCGATCCCAATCATTTGGATATGCCACTACTGAATTTGGAAATTTTGGCTTTATCAATTCACTTGCTTCAGGAATATTGCAATGAATGGAAGGCGAGGTCGCTGAATGGCACCAATGAATCCAAAGCAAATCAGGGCGTTCTATTGCCAATCGGCGTGAAGCGATATTGAAAACAATATGAGCGCATTGCAAAGTAATATCATGCGCCAATACCACATCGATATCTGCTAAATGAACTTTTAATGCTTCATACATCCGACCAGTCTCCATCTTCCAATCATTATTCAGATTGCCGTAATTATCGCGTTGAGCTTTCGGTAATTTCCTTAATATAACCATAGGATGCGCATAAATCCCCTTCGGTTCAAATGCTTCATCAGCTAAAAAAACAATGGAATATCCATTGTTCACGAACATAGAAATTTGATCCTCCACTACATTATTCAAAGAATAAGAAGGATCTATGGTATAAAATGTTGAAAAAATTGCAACGCGCTTTTGTTCCATATTGGAATTATACCACCCACAGGGGGAGCGAAGCAACGCTCTGCTCCCCCTTGATGGTTCTGGCTATTAACCAGTTGATGTCTGCGAGATAGAGCTGGAAGATTGAGATTCCGAACTGGATGACGATGAAGACGATGTCGCAGATATACTACTCGAGGAACTCGTCGTTTCAGAAATCGAAGAACTCGATGAAGAGCTTGTCGAATTACTGATCGATGAACTCGACGAACTCGAAGAACTAGACGAGCTAGAACTCGAGGAGTAAGAACTAGAACTCGATGAATTAGAAATCGATGTACTAGAACTAGAACTCGATGAGCTAGAACTCGATGAGCTAGAACTCGATGAAGTAGAAGTCGACGTCGTTTCAACGCTTATGCCAGTTTCCCAGCCATACACTGTAACGGTGCCGCCCGTCGCAGAAGTGGTAATACGCATCACGGTATCCACCGCCCGTGAAGGACGGGGAATGGGATAAGGAACTACGACAGACGAATCTCCCGCCATTGAAAGCGAAAAGAATATATGATCGCCGTCGTTTACCTCATCCATGAGCGTTACCGTACATGCCGCGGAAGCACTCACTACAATGTTAGATACAACGTATCGGTTCCCAGACTGCGGAGTCCACACGGCTGCTTCAGTGACCGCACCAGACCATGTATACGATCGCACAGTCGCCTCACCCGCGGTATGCGGATTAGGACCAAGATACGCAATACGTTCCAGCAATTCTCGCTCCGTATAAAGTTTGGGAGCAGACATAGTTTATTTCTCCTCTATCTTTGCTGGTTTCGCCTTGCGTTCATGCTTGCAATTATCGCAACATGCGTCAGCAGTCTCAGGATCTATCCCATACAGATACCATTTGTTGATAATAGCTCCGCAAGTTGGACATTTCATAAGGCAAAAATCAATTATTGAGTGCCTGTCGAACCATAGACACCGCGCCAGTCAGAGAACCCGACCGTGAACCTCTCGCGCACTTTATAAAGTGCAACATCCGTATCGAATGACTCATCCTGACCGAATTCAGGACGAATGCGCCACACGAAATTGAGCTGATGAAGCCCTGAATCAAGCACATACCATGCTTGAGTCAAATCAAGATAATCCCACACTACCGTCTTCAATCTCCCTTCGTAGGGATTGATCTCATTGTAGTTAGTAGCGGTTCTTCCTGAAGACTTCAAGAGCACCAACACTTCCTTTTCCAATTCTTTTGGAATAAGAATCGTGTCGGGGCGCACTAATATTTTTTGACCCTTCGCATCAAGCGTGCCTCTCATGCCGACAAGCGTCGTTTCAAAAGTAGTTTCTGAAGGCGCAGTATTTCCAGAAAGTCTATTTGACTGCACCGTACCGCCGTCTTCACGAGCATGATTGGTTACGCAAAGATACGACCCATCGCCACCAATGCCTAAAGTGAAAGAATTATCAAAGATATCCGCTGCTTCTGTTTCCTCGGTTTGACGCGCCGCGTCACCGAGTTTGGACGGCATCTTTGTCATGATATTGTAAAGATCGTCCTCCCACATTTCTTTCGTTACTTTGAATCCTTTCGCAAACTTCACTGGGGTATAGGTGTAATCGAATCCTTGACAATTTTGTTACTATTCTTGACAAAGTAATCACTTACGATTACACTATACTTATGAATACAATGTATCGTAATAAACAATGGCTTAAAACTCGTTATTTTAAAGACCAAATGTTAATGTCTGAGATCGCTGATATGTGCGGTGTCCAAAGAGAAACTGTGGCAAGATTTTTTTTACGATTCGGTCTTAAGGGACGTTCTCACTCCAAACGCCATATGGGAAAATGGAATGGTAGATGGAAGGGTGGTAGGCAACATAGAAAACTGTATGGCGGAAAACATTTTTCTACCAAGGAGTATATAATGATTCCTCTTAATGGACGACGTGTTAGAGAACATCGTCTCGTAATGGAGAAAACATTAAAACGATCACTTAAACCAGAAGAAACCGTACATCATAAAGATGGAAATACCATCAATAATCATCCTGATAATCTAAAATTGTTTCCTACCAGAGAAGAACATCGTGATTACGAAATAATGCTTAATTATTTCGTGAAACGCCTGCTCTTCGGTGACTTGAAAACTACCAACCGCACGAAACTTATAGCCATGTTTGAGAATACTTTGTCAAAGAACGATCAAGATATTTCTACTTGACTCTCCATGTCGCCATGGAGTTCGGACTATACCATCATCCAGAAGGATGTCCTTATTATAGTCTCTGAACCTCTCAGAGATTTTTTAATTTCTCTGATTTGGCTGCTGATTGTCTCAAAGAGAGTTTCCAGCAATTTAAAGGATTTTCTTACAATCTCTCGACTGTAAGCCGCTACAAAATTAACGGGATCTTCGTATGTTATAGGACCGCCTTCCGTTGTCTCCACTAACTGTCCGAAACCGGACACTGAAGTATCGCGGAGATCACGCCGGTCAGTCTCGATAACATGGAAGATCTGACTATAAATCTGGGGAATTTGCTGATATTGGTCGAAGAATATCTTCCTGAAGACTGGTTCAAGCAAGTCCCCAAAGTTGGCACGCGAAGTGCCAGTGCCAGATACTGCCATATATTATTTCTTTCATTAACCACCAAGGAATTGAGATTCCATGATTGAATAGAGACCTCTTGTTGAGTCTGAAGGGTCGACTCCCCAGATAAAGAGCTGTGCAACCACATTAAATGCGTTGCCGCCATTGTTTTCGTCCACCTCGTCCTCGTCCAGAAGGTCCGTATAAGAACCGAGCTGATCCGAGGATCCTGAAGATGTAGTGGTACTAATCGCCGCATCCGGTTCACATGAGAAAACCGAAAATGGATCAATATCAATTACTGCCTGCACATACCCAGTTGTACGCGACGAGTTATCCGATGCGCATACCACGGTCTGTGTCGATGGAGTATATGTTGCACCCGTAGTTTGCTTCGTATTCTCGATATCAGTGCCGACATTATCTACAATACCAGTCACCACACCGAAAATACGCGCGCCTGCGGTTGCAAGTGCCACGAACCCATTCGTATCTATTTTCACGAAATCTCCATTTGTGAGCGTTACGCTATCATAGATGCGAACTATCTTCAAAATGCCCGAGGTGCGACCCGCCAAGTTATATACGAGCTTGGCTCCTGTATTGGTCGCTGCCATAATTACTTCCCTTTCACCTTGTTTTTGCGGTACTCTTCCGCCGTCATCTTAAATATTCCCGCTATTCTTTCCTCTTCAGGAGTAAGAGAATCGGCAATTTGAGATGAAGGAATTGAAGCGCCGCCGCCGCTTTGCGCGGCCAAGTTAGCTTGATAAAGTTCGATAAGTGCTTCTCTCTTCCCCGCGGCTTTTTGTTCCCCGATTGATTTAAGATAAACGGATTTATCCAAAGCGTCTTCCACTGGAATTCCTTCCTTCAGCAAAGCACGAAAATACTTCTGCGCTTCTTCATCGAATTTATTGTCGAATTCAGGCCGATTTGAGCGATATGTTTCAATCCGCTGGTTGATGGATGCTTGACGCATATCATCAAGCTGTTTTTCAATCGGTCCAATTCGCTTTTGCAATTTATCTTCGAGAAGCGGTTCAATGATTTGCATAGGAGCTTGCGGAGTTAAAGTTTTACCTTCTTCTTCGTCTATGACTTCTAAGATGCGCTGATTATTAGCGATCTTTTGTAAGATAGGTTCAGCTTTATCCCATTTTTCCTGCACTTGTTCAAGCGTAGATATTCGAGCCTTGTCTGCATCCCATTGGGATTTTAAATTCTGGAATTCCTTTGTGGATTCTTTATACCGTTTTTCCCAATCAAGTTGGGGCGCGGGTGTAGCCATTTGTTGCGCAGGTTGGCTGTCCTGTCCGTCCTTCGGAGGGTTTGCTTGCGCGTCCTCCTTCTGGGTTTGGTCTGGCATAAATTGTTTGGCCTTCCTTCCCGCGGGTTAGGATTCCCGTCCGCTAAAAAGGGTTCGGCATTAATGATAAGCACTCGGTTCTTAAAGAACCATTTTTTCCCGCCAGGTACCCGAAGCAGGAAAAAACAACTCTCTAATTATCCCGAAACTCCTTTTTCCATTTATTAAATTTTTCTTCTCCCATCTGCTCTTTAATATGCGCTAATCTCCGCTTTGATCCTTCCCAATGAGTTTCATTCACCACATCCCGCGCAATATGCCCACAAATAATATCCGTATCCGCGTAAATTTTGAATCCTGCATCCTGCGCCGCCCTACAGAATCCAAAATCTTCTCCCATAAGCCGTTCTCCCGTTTCAGGAGAAAGTTTAACGGAAAAATAAGGCTTCACTAATTTATCAAATACTGTTTTTTTAATCAGACACGCGCCGAGTCCGCATCCGTCAACCTCCATCAATCCTTGATAATCCTGAATGGCATCATACCGTTCCGAATTCTCTTTATTTTTCAAATAAATCTGCGGCTGATACGGCGCCTGCCTATTGAAATACAATGCCGTGACAATATCTTTTTTATGCACCAACAATTTTATAATTACCTCAGCGGGAGGAAGCGTATCATCATCCAAGAAAAACAGATAATCTCCCATCATTTTCGCCACAATCCTATTGCGCCCCACATCAATCAACGACCCCACTGAAAATATCGGCTGTACTTCATGCCCATGGGCCAATGTCGCCACCATTATTTCTCCATACCCATACGCAAACGACGAATCGCACCACCCTTTCGTCGGGATGCCAATCGTAATTTTCAGATTTTCTTTTGCCATTCAAGCGATATTAAATATTTTTCTCCGAATTCATGCACCGCTTTGCAGTACGCCGCCATCTTATAATTTTTTGCGCGAATCGCATCGAAACGCATACTTCCCAAAATATCCAATGTTTCCTTCAGCGTTTTCTTATCCATCTTCGACATGGCAATCTGGATTTTTGTCTTCTGCGCACGCTCAAGCGGAAGATTCTTTGTCGCAAGATGAAAATCCCAATTTGAAGGAAGATCAGGCATTGCCTTCTTGCGGCGGATATATTCCGCTTTCCCCTGATCAGTCTTTAAAAACTTCCACATTGACATACTATGCTCTCTGTTTTTTAGGCTTCCATCCCGCCTTCCGCATCGCGCCATAAATATATCCGCGCGCCCGCTCGCTTGTCGCAGAACCGAATTTCTTACGCGCTTTCGCTTTCAAAGCGCGTTCCATCGCCTTTGGCATACTACATCCCTTTTTTGCTCTTTCCGATTTTGCGGAAAGATTTAAGATCAGGGCGCAAATTCATGGACATGCCCTTAGTGGGCGCTTCATGAAGTTTTTTCCCGATATGCGCTTTCATTATCTTTTTATTGAAATCAACAAATTTATTGATAGGCATATTATTTACCTTTCTTCTGCCGCTTCTCGACTTTAAGCGCGGCATCTTTAATATTCTTGATAAACTTTACAATAACCTGCGCTTCCATCTGATATTCCTTTATTATTTCAGAATCCCTAATAGTCAACACTCCTTTTCCTAAAAGATCAAGCCGGTTCTGCAATAACTTCACCAGTACTTGGAAATCCTTATTATACCACAGTTCCGCCAATGAATCCTGTGTTTTTTCCGAAACTTTTATCATAATCCTCCTCCCACCGTCCCCATATTCCTCGCAGGAAGGACTTCTTGCCCGATTGACGGAGTCGCTGGTCCGCCCGTTTGGGAAACCGTGAACCTGTTTGAAAGGGCCGTAGGAGGACCGCCAGTAGGTCTAGGGCCTATAGGCAGACCTCCGGCAGGACCGCCCATTCCTCCCATGCCCCCTTCAGGACCCTTCTCTATCGTGTATTCGTCAGGGTTTTCACCCGTTGCCTCCAAATACTTTTCGACCAATTTACGCTGATCTATTTCTGGATGACCAACCAAGCGATCATACCTGATTGTCGCCTTCTGTTCTTCCATCGCGCGGCTTACTGGCTGCGTGCTGCCAGGGAGCACTTTAATATCCACTTCCCCCGTAATATCTTCGGGATGCGTAGTAAAATATATTGTCTTTCCTTTTTTTGTCATTTTTGGAATCATCCTGAACTGTTCTTCCGCGATCGGCTTCCCATTTTCCCCGATTACCGACTCAATCTTCGGAATCGAATAAAATTGCTGAATATTCGCAATCCTCAACCTCGCCGCTCTCCTCAAGGCCATCCTTTCCATCAACCGCAGCTTCATCCTAATCCGCTTCAGTTGCGTCTCCTTCACGATTGCCACCTCAGTCGCCGTCGTGTCCCCGCGCATGGGAGGCTGCGGGTCGATTCCCGTCGCCCGCACGATATCCTGCATGAGCGCTTCATCTTCCCGATACGCCTCGTTATATAACGGCCTAGAAGGAATCGGCACAATGCTTCCAGGCGGTCCTTTATATATCCCATGAGGACGCGAAATAAAATCATTGTCATCCAATTCTATCCTATCATCCACTAAAAATTGAGTCTGAATATTCAAATGCACCGTGTCAATCCGCATATTCCTCAGCGTGTCTCTCTCCTGTTGCAATCCCTGCACAATTTTCGGCTCCCCAATTCCCCACACCGAATGAGGAAGCGGCACATCCGTGCCCCACACAAATGGAAAATCTTTATGCTTATACGGAATCGGGTTATCAGGCTTCGTCAATAATATCCCTTGGCAGCGCAGGTGATACAAATCCTGCTCCTTATTATAATAATGCAGCAATTCCACCTGGTTATTATCAAGTTCCATGGTGGGCTTAAACCACGGCACGTATTCCAACGACTTCTTGCCCTCAATCACGTATTTGAAATTCTGATAATGGCCATGCCATTGCTTCGCGGTATCATAAGAAACAATTTGCCGCTTTACGCAATACCGCGCCTTGGAAAAATTCATTGCCATCTCATCCACATAAAAATCCTTCAAGTTAATCGTTTCAAAATAACAATCATCATATTCCTGGCGCTCAACCTTCTTCCACTTCTTCGGCTGGTTTGTCTCTTCATCCATTTCAGAAATGCTTTTCACTTCCCTATTCTCTTTCCGATAATATTCCTCTGCAACGGCATTCCCGTAAATTAAAAAATCCTTGGCAAAATAATAAAGCTCAAGGTCTCCATCTCCCTTTTCCCACGTATAATCCCATATCGCCTGCAAATTCTTCGCCGCTTTCTTATCCCCAGGTTCGCGGGGGCGCAGACTTATCCCAGGCGATTGTTCAATCATCTCCGACAACGCCGTTTCCACTATCGCAAACGTAGTCGGCAGTTTCAACTGACTCCGCCATTCCTCCTTTGGCCGCTCCTCCAGAAACATCTGGTATTGTTTATCCGCTTCATCCCACTCCGCTTCCTTCTTCGCTCTCACCTTCTTCATATACTCCATCTGCTCGGCAATCATGTTCAACTGCCTGCTCTCTTTCCCTTCAGGGATATACCAAGTATCGCCTTTCTCAGGCTTATAATACACATTAATATCCCGTGATTTTGAAGAGGGGGGCATAGGCAAACTGTGATTTATCTTTTCTTTCTTTCCCTTTCGGGTACGCCATCTGCCTTACATACGCAAACGCATCCAAAAGGTCATCGTGCACATTAAAAGGGAATCTCAATAGCTGATCTTCAAGCTCTTTCATCCCTTTTTTCAACCAGACGGAACGCGCGGCAAACATCGGCTGAAGCGCCTGGATTCTTCGCTCTTTATCCACGTCAGGCATCAACTCCTCAAGGCGGAAAAAAATTCCTTGCCGCTTCTGTTCGGGAGGAAGCGCGAGCGTAAAAAACCTTTGCGCCGCCACCCGTTCCACTCCCACCCGCTGCGGCCTCCATTTCTTGTACATCCTAAAAATTTCATCAATCAACTTGTTCGGCAACATCCTTTCCTGCATATAGTCTACCATATACAAGTTATTTTCACTATCCACCGCGGCAACCACAATCGCGGAAAAATCAGCTCTCCGTGATTCTGACACCGCAGGATCAATCGTCATGAAAATATTCACCGGCTTCCTTTTCCCGTCAGGAAACACAAGCGCCCCATTCTGCGCCACTCCTTCATGATATTGCAGCCAGCTTTTCTTGAATATCGCGTTTTCCTGGTCCACCGGCTGGTTAAGATATTGGCAGGAAAAAAGGTAGGGCCCTTGGCTTATCTTCTGCTCTGCCAAAAAATCCTCAGTCAAACGTTCGGGAAACAGCAATTTTCCGCTGCCGCTTACCGCCTGCTTCACTAAAATATCAAAGTTATCCTCCTCCGCCGCCATGATATGTCCGTATAGATCCGCATAATCCCAACGCGTGCCTATCAATATTATCCTTCCCGTCGGTTCCAGAAGCGACAATAAAAGACGATAATGCTGAATCACCTTCTCCACTTGTTCTTTCGTCCCCACATTCTGGTCGCTCACCAAATCATCCGCAATGATGAAATCATAGTGCATCCCCACCTTCACCACATCCACTCCTCCTATACTTACCGTAGACTCCTTCAAATCAAATCTTGTCCTTCCTTTTACCGTGAATTCAAATTTCGTCCATGCGTTCTCATTATATTGAGATCCGTAACGATCAATCAACGTTTGATTCCTCAAAAAATGATCCTTGATTGAACCTAAAAATTTTACGCTGTTCACCAAGCGTTCAGAATCAATCAAAATCCTGATATCAGGATTCTTGAGTATTTCCCATATCGACATCCCCATCGTTATGCAGCTCGACTTGAACGTTCCCCGCGGCATCAGTATCAATTTCTTCCTCTTGTTGTTCTTCCATTGGGTTGCGAATTTGCACAACTCCTGATGCGGAACCGGCATCATCTCCTTGAATCCCAGACATTCCTTGTTGAACGTGTACAAATCCTTCATCTCCAGCTCCCTCTGCTTCGCGTGAACGAGTTGTTGTTCCAGCCGCTGGTATTCCTTCAGCAGGAATTCCTTCTCGTCTTTCGGATTCATCGAGTTCTTTAATTCTTGACTCAATGAACTTGAGCTTGGTAATGACTCCTTCAGTGTCGACATTTGCGTTGACATTAACTTTCAAAGATTGATGTTTTATATTGACATTCTTCTCAATGGGGGCCGCGCGGTCGAGAAGCATTCTTGCGGCAGCAATGCGAGTCGTATTATCTGGAGCTTTGTGGATTTGCTTGTTCCCATCCTTATCCCATCGTACCACGTCTTTTGTGGCAAAAAGAAGACTGTTTACCTTCGCGAGAAGTTTTTCCAAAGGAAGGCCATGGTCTTCCATGTAACCCACCCATGCGTTGCGGAAAAATGGTTCTCTGTAAATTTTTTCTAATTTCTGTTTAGGCCTTTTATAATAACGACTGACAGAATCAAAGAGTGGTTCATCCTTTGTGATAATATCAGACAAAAGTTTTTTTTCTTTAGGGAGAAGGAGGTCCCAAGCAGTTGAATTTTTATCACGACGGCGAAGAGACATATGGAGGAATAATACACTTTTTTTAAAATTTTTTCAAAAATTTCACACTACAGAAGATGTAAATATTTTTATCTTACGCGAGGGGGTCGTACCCCTACCCGTCACCGCTAATTTAAGCGTCGTACAATGTGTATTATACGACGCATAGCTATTAAATAACTAACCTTAGCGATTAAATGGCACACAAAAAAGATAAATAGATAGAATTAGAGAGTAATAAGGTGTATTTTAACATCTACAAAATAAAAATGATAGCATATCAACACGAAACGACTTTCGCTCATTCTCTTGCTTCTTTTACCTTTATTCTTCTTATTTCACTAAGATTTTAGTTCTTATATCAATTACTCTCGGCGTTTTCGTCCTGTCATACCATATCCACAACTCTTTTCTCACCCCTTCAGGCACCTCAAACTCATACATTGCCCTCCGGTCAGCAGGACTCGCTAACCTATTAGACTTCACCTGCACAAAAACCACCCCCTGCGCACAACAGCAAATCATATCCCACAACCCAAACAAGTCAGTCGAACCCCAACGCGAAAACTTAGCTACCTCTACTTTGTACCCCTGCGCAACAAACCAGTCACGAGTCTTGTTTTGGTTACGTCTACCCTTAGCTACCGTGTGCATATACTTACATTGTACTCTCCCAACACCATAAAACCAAAATTTCGCTAACCTATCACAATATGAAGATACTACATCTTCATGTTCATGCTATGTTCATGGTCATTTCTAGGCTAACATTAGCCATAGATTAGCTCAATATGAACATTGAAGATCTTTAGGGGGGGGGTTGAGGGGTACCCTATCCCACCCCCCCCTCCTCCTCTCCTACCGACCATGAAGATCCCATGAACATCGTTCCTACATGAACATCTATATGTTCATATATATATATTATATAATAATAATAGGGTATCTGTCAAGGGTAGTGATGGCTAAGGTTAGCCACATCCTGATAGAGAGACAAAGAGCGAGCTCTTCCCACGATTTATCTTCATATGTTCATCTCTTTGATTATCTATTGACAATATATTATATATACTATATACTAGTATATTATCAACTAATATATATATATGACACAAGTAGCATGTAAACAATGTGGTCAAGAATTCGATAACTCACCTATTGCCGCGTGGGGTAAAATAATAACTCCTGTTCGTTGCAAAAAATGCCGTTTAAGGAATTCATTAACATATAAAAATACATC